CAATGCAGCAGTATTTAGCGATGTTTGATACTCACCAAATACGTAGGACATTAGGTTCAATAACTTCGACTTTCCGTTAGAACCACCACCCCGCAGAATGTAGAATTTCTGCTCCTTGTTTTCACCCTCTAGACATGATGCCAGTAGAGTCAGTACATACTCACGCAAATCATCGCGCGGAAACACAAGTTTAAAGAATTTGGCAAGCTCCTTTTGTTCCGGTGTATTATGGTCAAATGGAGTCATCATACCTGTTTTGGGATTGTAGTCAATTGAAATTGCCTCCATTTCGTTTTCCCGCCCCATAACAAACGATATGAAGTCATCGGGACGCCCTTTACGCATGTAAACACGTGGCTTATCACCAGGGCGAATCTCTGTGCCATCGTAGTGTCGCAACTCAACAACACAATTTGCACAGGCAAAGATGTCTTTTTTCTGATTCAACATATCAATAAAGCTATCGTTGTAAAACTTCTGAAAGCACATCTTTAGAACGTTTTCCAGAAATGGGGTGGACTCAAGTTGCGTCTTTGTTTTCAACAATGCTTTTTGCTTCTCACCCATAGCACTTTGTTTCGCCTTCATATCATCCATTGTATTTTTTGCGGTCGATGAGTTTTCGCCAGCAGCGTGCATCAAGCGTGCACATTCAACCAATGCCGAGGAATAGAGTCGCTCAATATTTCGTGTCAGACGAAGCCAAAGCTCGTTATTGGATTTAAGTTTCTTCCAATAGTTTCCCACATACTGGAAGTACTCCTGATTTTTACGACCCATGATTGTCCCACAAAAGACGTGTTTATACATACGCTTCATCAGGTCGGCGACCTTACCGTGCGTACATTCCGGATTTGCAATCACCCAACCGACCGCCGTTCGCTCGGTAATATCCTTGTATCGCCCAGAATTATCCTCCTCGGCCCAGAAATGAAGCGAACCGATGCGAATTTTTTTCGCCGTAGTTTCCTTATGAAAGCCACGCCATGCCTTCGAATACACATCATGCGACGTTCCCTCATAGCCCTCGGCTCGCCGACTAAATTTCGCCCAAACATCAATCATCTTTTCATCTTGTGGCACCTTGGCAGCGGCGTTAATATTGTAAATACAGAGACCAAGATCAATCCACGACCCGTAGTCTTTAGCACGCTTATCAGGATTCAGGCACTTTTCAATCAGCTCAATTGCCTGCTCAATATCCTCGTTTGTATAGCCACCAGAAATCTCCCCCCAATCAAAGTCGTCGGTATCGTTTGAAGGTTTGGAGTCGCCCACGGGAAAACCACCTTCATTTCCAACATTTAAATGCTCTTCCCCAACGTCGCGTATCAGATTCACAACGGGCGAATGTGCCGAAACCATATTTTTACCACACGACCACTTATCGTAAAGATGGTCCCACTCAATATGCCGATCCTCAAGGACCTTCATAGCAGTAACTTTTTCGTGACCAACACGTATACTGAAAAGCTTTGTAAACTCCCAGTCAGTGTACTCCGAAACAATGCCTTCCTCAAGAGACTCTTCCAATGCAGCAACACGAGCATCTTCGCCAAGGCTTGCAATATTCAAATCTGTAGGCACATGATAAATATTTCTAACCTTATACCAAGCCTTATCAGGTTTAGTTGCTCCATACAAGAACCAGTTATTGCGTTGGATAACAGCAATATCAAACACATCCTCTTCTGCATTAATGAAACCCGACTCACCAAATACTGTCTGAATTAGATTTTTCTGAAGCATATAGCCACGAAGCGTATACTGAATCTTCGGATCAAGGGTCAAATCAGGGCAAATAATATGAATGCCGTCCTTGTGAACCGCCACGCCCTGTTTAATATCCGCCTCTGCGTTTGGCTTCAACATAACGAAGAATCGCAACGGTCTATCAAGATCAGATAAGTCAAAGTAGCGATACAATACCGACGCATAACTAACAACAAAGTTACGAATTTCATCATCGGAAAACCGTCTATCAATATGTGAACCTGCTGTATAACGAAAGTCCAAGTCAATCAATACAGGCCCTCCGGTCGGCAGATGTCGCTCCAAAAGACCACACGCTTTAGATTCACCACCCTCGGCAAATATAGTGTCATGAACCAGTCGCAGAAACTTTTCATATTCCTTATCTGGAATGCGATAAGTGCCTTTATCATGTTTGCCCATACCAGATATATTCCAGTCTGTTCCCGGCCCAACAACCCTATTTCTGCTTAAGCAATCACGTAGAACTTCATACGGCTGTTGCTTGTTTTGGCTCATTTTATTTAATCTATAGAAAGATAAATAAAATATCAATTTTTGTGAGCAAACATAGACCTTTAGACATTGGCTCATTTTTTAAAAATTTCGTTGCTTAGTAGCATGTTTTTCATTTTGAAAGGGCAATATTAGACCAATGAACATTTGTAACGGGCACTTTTAGAAATTTTTTGCTCCCTGATACTTTTTCTAGAGTGCCGATTTGAAATGTTTGGCGGTTAAACGAGTCTCGGTCTAAATAAAATTATTTATTGTAGAGTTTATTTTTAAAAAAAAACTACATATAATAAAGAATAGTAATGTCGACAACCGAAGCAACAACCGAAGCAACAACCGAAGCAGCAACCGTCATATTGGAATCATACTTAAATTCTAACCCGATAAATAATGAATCTTATTGGTCAAACATAATAAATTCTCTACAAAATTTATCTCAAATTACTTATTACACAGGAACAGAGCTTCACTCTTATTATAAAGATATTCAGATTCAAAAATACGGCTTCGGTTTGTTAACACCACTTTACTTTTTACCAATACAGGTATCAAATGATGCTTCAATTATTTGTGATTTTTCTATAATCGACTCAATTACAAATCTTAATACTTGGATAGCTTTACCTATATATGAACTAGGACAAACAATCACATTTACAAAAGATGATAATAGTAGTATAGTAATAACTCTAAACGCACATACCAATGGGATTCTTAATTTAACTTTATCAGACATGGGTACTCCTTTGAACTTCGATGACGGTTTTACATTAGGTACACATCCCTGTAAATTCATATATGCCGGTAGCTTTCCTTTGATTATATTTAATTATACCGAAACTAGTACCACTACATCTACAAGCATTTGTTTTCCAGCCGGCACGAAGGTAGAAACCGACCAAGGATTAATAGACATAGACAAAATTAATCCGGCTAAAAATACTATAAATGGTGATAAAGTGATAGCAATTACGGCATCAAATTCCCCAAACATACGGATAGTAGCACTACGTAAAGGGCTAATTTCATTAAATGTTCCTAATAAAGAAACTATAGTGACAGGGTGGCATAAAATTTTATATAAAGGTGTAATGACTATTGCTGGAAAAATACCAGGTTACATAGAAATACCATACAAAGGTCAAATAATGTATAACGTATTATTGGAAAGACATGGGACAATGCGTATTAATAATATGACTGTGGAAACACTATACCCTGGGCACCCTGTTGCAAAATATTATAGAGATTTAATTAATAGAAAAACATAAAAATACATTATTTATTATGGTAAATTATTATTGAATAATTTTAAATTTATATATATTTTTATTATACTGGCGAGAAATGACGCGTATTTGTTTGATTTACCGGCCTGTGCCGAAGTTAGATACCCCTTAATGGAGGTACAGCTTCACACGGCGGTAGCTCTGACGTGCCACAAAGTTAAATACACGCACCTCTGAAAGGGGGTGTACGTAACTTTAGTACTTCACGTTAGTCTTACTTACCCTTTTAATTACCAGCCGTTATCGAAGCAGTACGTTTAAATTATGGTGTACTTGACTTCTATACTCAACGGAGCTACGCATACAAAGTTAATCGCACTTCTGAAAGTCGAGCAATTAACTTTGATACTTTAAGTTATATAATATTAATCTGTATGCAAAGGTAATCCATCGTCATCTCTGTTTGTGAAATATTTACGTATTTTCTCTTTTAAGGAACCGTCTTTCAACACATATAGCCCATTCACATCTGTTTTTAATATATCTCTTATATCACTGACGTGTTTAAATATTAACCGGCGTTTTTTATATTGCCTTTTTCGCTGGTCACCATGCCATAAATGGTATACATTGCCATCAATAAAACACATCGTTGGAAGCATATTTAACGACGATTTAAAATCCATTACAGCTTTATTAAGATATGGTTTATACTGAAAATTATCATAATTCAACCATAGTGTGGAACTTATAGTATCACCGTCGCCAAGAATAGATTCTTGAAAAAAGCCTATTTTTCTAAACCAGTTGCGTTGAAATGCCCACGCAAATCCAGGATGATATCCTCCTATACCTCCTTCATCCGATATATTACCAAACTTTTTATAAAACACAAAAGGAATACGTTCTTTTACAATTTTCTTATATGTTATATCAAGCCATAACGCATTACTAAACGGCTGAACTATATTAAAATGGTCAAGTTTGTTAGAAACATCGTCATACCATCTTAAATTATCAAACACTAAATCGCAATCCATAAACATTAGTTTTTTAAAGACACTCGGGATATGTTTTTCAAGTAAATGGCACAATCGTTCCTTTTGAAATAGAATGAATTCTGTTTTGAAATGTATTGCGTCGTGAATTTCAGGGGTACCTTCATACATCTCAATTGTATAGGTTGGAATACCTGCTATCCGAAGTTTTTCACGTACGTATAAATAGTTCATTAGTAATCGTTTTGATTTTACGCAGTTGAAATAAACAAGGCCAATAGCTAAATCTTTTTTAGTTGGCTCATTATATTTTAAATCATAAATATCAAATTCTTTCCCAAGACTACCTTTTTTTTTATTTTTATATATTATCCTGCGGGTCGCTCTACTAAAATCACACTTTTCAGCACTTTTTAAAGTCTTTGGCATCCCTATTTTAGGTAACTAAATTTATTGGCATACATTCCATAATTTTATCTCCAATTGTAGAAAACATATAAGTGACCTTCAGTCTAAAAAAATCCATAATTTCAGTTTTATTATCATAGTCAATATTTTCTACAGCCAAATTATTCAATCGTTTTTTATTTACTAAAAACGACTCACAAATAGTATCATAAAATGGTTTCGCAAATTCAGGCGGATTCTCAATCATTCTTATAATAGTTAGCAGATTAGAATGAAGTATCATACGATCATATACTTCGGCCTGTGGACCCGTTGCTAAACCTACATTAGGTTCGTGTTGAAATGCTCCCTTAGTTAATACAGAAGACAACACACTTAACATTACACTCTGTAGTGTCTGTACAGCCGACCATTTATCGCCCACGTGCCATGTATTAATAATAGAAAGACAAACTTTGCCATCGCGATAAAGATTGGGACTAAATCGCATGTAGCCATCTTGTGTCAGGGATTTCATCGCAAGTGGGACGTGCGGGTAATTATCGGGGAAATCTATAGAAAAAAACCAAAAACCGCCTTCATAGGGTGTATCTGAAGGACCAATTATCATCACAGTTCCTTTCGTAAAATTCACTTCATCAACACAATAATGTATTCCAATTTTCTTCATTTCATCGCTTCCAATATTTTCTATATCTTTTAATATTCGTTTTCTAGTTTTATCTGTTAATCGAACGTGGGTTGACATTCAATTATATTTAGTAATAAGTAAATCCTTTTTAGGTAAAATACCAACAAATTTCCAAAGTCAATTAGGCTCATTTTACACCTTTGGACATTTAAAACGCCGATTATATCATAATTTTTTATCTAATAAGTTCTCTTGTGTAATTGATAAAATGTCTCCATTCTATATTACCATAATTTCTAATATATTCATTGTGAAGTTCATGGATTGTTCCTTTTCCTACAAGGGTGAGCAGGGTTGTTTGATCTGAAAAATTTAAGGCATTTTATCATTTATATTATGTGAAAACTACAAAATATAAATTGAATAAATGGTATTAAATCAAACAACTGTGCTCGCCCGGATAATAAATAAATCCGGATAGGTATTTCATTATTTGGATTATGTTTATATCTCCACAAATTATCTTTTTTGCCAGTAAAAGTTTCCGAACACAATTCACCATCATCACATTTTTTTTATAATTTTAACCCTTTCACTTGGAGTAGTCATATCATATTTTTTATTGAAATCTTGTTTAGACATATTATTTTATTTTTTAACATATTCAAATTGATAAAAATAATTTCAAATTGATAAAAATAATTTCAATTTTTATTTATTTCGGCGTTTTAGACCCGCGCGGATTTAAATGAGCGTTTTTAGCATTTTTAGCCATTTAAATAGAATTCATCCTATTTAGGAAATGGTAGGAAAACAACACTCTTCTGATTATATATTAAGTGCCATAAACCACTATAAACAAACTGGAAACTATACTAAAACCTGTTCTGTATTTGGATGCAAGCGTCAAACGCTAAAAAGATGGCATAACAAATACTCTAAAAGAATACCTATAACTCGTAAAACCAGGAAAGAAGGAGCCTATAAAGTCAATAATGAGTTAGTGCGTTTTGCCAATAATCGTATCAAGGAACATCCTGATATTTTTATAAAGGACTTACTTGACGAAATTAAGAAGTTTCCTGATATTTCTGTATCAAGGCAACATCTTGGAGAAATCATTAGAGACAATAATAGAACCAGGAAACGGCTAAGACATATACACGAACCATTGACATATAGAGGTAAAGAAAGAGACCATAAAAAGGAGATTTTCGACTATATAACAAAAATAAAGGCGTATGATATTAACAAGATTATAGCACTTGATGAAACCGGTATTTACGCGTCTTTACACGGCACTTATGGTCGGTGTGAATTGGGTAAAGATGTGCTTACAAGACTACTGATAATAAGGTATTCAAGAAATACTCCCTATTAATTGCTATAAACACTAAAGGGGTTGTAGGGTGGAAACTATATGAAGAAGGAGCAGTCAATTCTGACCGCCTAACAGAGTTTATAAGGGATAATATTACTGAGAAGGTTGAAGATAATATAGTTATTATGGATAATGCTGGATTTCACAAGACACAAGATGTAAAGCAAGAGATACAAAAGAAGAATAAGTTTACACCGCATATTAAAGAACTATTGTATAGCGATACGCATTATAATGGGTCGGTTAAACATAAGATGCTTACCAAGTTTGGCATACCGCATTATCCTTTTCATCCATTTATACTTGAGAATTTAGCCTGTTTTTTGACCCTTTAGAATAACGGTTTTCTATAAAGGTAGCAGATGGCTGTATCGAAAAAGAAAGCTACCGGCTTGTACAGAAGTTAAGTACCTGCTTGTATCGAATTTAAGTACTCCTAAAAGGGTACAACAGCTAGAACTGTGAAAGTACCCCTAAAGGATTACTACTTCGTACAAGGGGCTAAAAAGTGTATTTGTTCCTGCTTCTAACGCGCAGCGTGAGATAAGAAAGAGATGAAATTAGTTTTTTTTTAAAAAAAATTAGATATATATTAATGTATCTAATTTTTAACTGCTGTTTCACAAAGGTGGGCAAAAATTGACTATTTGCTAGAGTTTTTGTATTTATAAAATGGAACCTATTGTTAATTACCTAGAAGATGCTGAACGGAAAATGATGAACGAGATGACTGAATTATTTAGTAAAATGCGGGGTCAGCGGGATGCGATGTCTCTTGAGGGGATCCAACATATGTACGATTATAAGGCGATTGAAGGAGTTTTATATGTTCCGTGTGTTAGAATCCCTGGTACAAGTGGGTATTATTGCTCTGAATATAAACTGCCTGAAGACGAAATTGTGATATACAAAAGTGAATCTACCTATAGACAATAATATGGGCAATCGTGGGGGCCACAGAGACATATATGTATGGCTATAACAAATTATGGAAGATGTTTCGTTACGCAAGAAAATTATCAAAATGGGGTTGGGGGTTATACGTGTTATTCGCCGGCAAATGACGATACAATTCATATTGTCTCAAATGGACAGGTAAAGCCAATCATTAAACTTGATCCCCTATCTTATAAAATTCCTAGTCAATTCTGGAATGTATTATTATCAGGCTTAAAATTAGGGGCAGTTGATGGGGCTTCCTTATTTGGCTATCATTCTAATGACGGTGTGCCTATAAACTCTTTCTGATACAACTGACTCTTTACAAGAACTAAACAAGGCGTTCTATCTATTTGCCGGTAAATGGCAACCGCATATTACAGAACGCGCGACACTTGATATTGATAGTATGCGTCAAACTATTATTGAAAATACGCGTTCTATTGAGGAACTTCGGGGGAGGAGGGGAGACCTTGAACAGCAAAATGCGCGTCTTCAGAAAGAACTATCCGGGCGAGCACAGTTGTTTGATTTAATACCATTTATTCAAGTTATATTTTGTAGTTTTTACATAATATAAATTATAAAATACCTCAAATTTTTCAGATCAAACAACCCAGCTCACCCTTGTAAATCTTCTGAAAGAGACAAAGGCTACTTTAGAAAGGGAAAAGGCGACACTGCTACCTTTAGAAAACTATAAAACAGCTGTACTGGAGTTTATGTACGAACATAAGGGTGCTTTGCGGTTAGGTACCAACGATAAAGAGATTATAGAGTGTTTTAAAACGTTTCATTCAGATAAAGTATTTATGGATAGTTGGACATATGACGACGTGTTGAACTCTAAGGATGAATTGAACGAATACAGAATTTATAAGAAGGTCAAAGGTGAAATGGTCTCCAAAGGATTGGACAATAGTACCGTCGCTAGAAACGTCCGAAAAATTAAAAAAGGCGTAAATGAACTTAACAATAGTTAAGCTTGCCGTGAAGTCAGTAAATGTAAAAAGAAAAGTAATAGGTCTGGAAAAGGGTCAATTAAATTGTACTGTTTTCTGTTAGTTCAGGAAGTAATAGGTAGCTTATACACGTAGATATCTATTCCCTTTTCAATATAAGAGTAGGTTTTTCCGCTTGCGTCCTCATTCATAATAATCTCTGAGCAGATATCTGGAGTTCCACACTCATCAATCTGTCGTTGAATCTCTTCACCATGCTTAGCTAGGACAACTCTAATTGCGGCTTCGTAAGTCTTATAGGCATTCGGGTATGGGACGCCGTTTTCGACTACTATGTAGATAAACTCCATATTTGGTTTTTAAGGTAATAAAAACCCCCTATTAATTTCAATTTTTTGGAATCAGAACAATTAAGTACCGTGCATAACTAGCCACTCCTTTATTGTTAAAACGCTCATTTAAAATCCGCACCGGTCTAAATGTACAAAGGTGTAAATGAGCGAGTCAGTTGCCCTTGCCACATTCAAAAATAGCAACAAATTTAGAAATAATTATTTACCAACCATACTAAGTTGTAGACCCTGTGGATGTACTTAGCTTCGGTACTGATCGGTAAACAAGCACCGCTCCAAGATTAGTGCCAGTTATAAAGCAAAACGCCAACAAATATAAATATAAAAGTAGTATGATACGATTTTTTTATTTTCATCAGATCTAACTCATAATCACCTCGAATTTTAATCATATTTAGTTTGTACTCATCGTTAATTAGATTTATTTTCTTTTCATAGATTTTGACATTTTCACACAGTTCTTTATTATTATCAATTGCGTCATAATAAGCCTCTGGTCCAGAATGAAGCCACACTTTGTATTTAATATAGTCTGTTAAACTTACGGGGCTATTTTGTTTTTCAATATAAAGAGCATCAGCTGATTCGGCAATTTTAAGTTTATTATATCTAACAATTATACTTTCAAACTCATCTGAGCTATAGTTAAAGGATTCACATATTTCATCCCGGCTTTTATTATTATGGATGGCTTCTAGTGTTTTAAAATATTGAAGATTATCCATTTTAAATCTTAATTGAAGGGTTTTATTTAAATCAAATTTTTTATATATTTATCGTCAGTATAATATGCGAAAAAAAGGCCATTTTTATACCGGTCTGTACCGACGTTACACACCCTTTGGGTATACAAATTCACACGGCCGTAGCTAGGAAGTACTGTAAAGTTAAGTACACACCCCTTTCAGAGGGGTGTACTTATCCGGGCGAGCAGGGTTGTTTGATTTAATACAATTTATTCAAAAGATATTTTGTAGTTTTACATAATATAAATTATTAATACCTTAAATTTTTTCAGATCAAACAACCCTGCTCACCCGGATAGCATCGGCACTTTACGGTACTCTATAATTCTTAAATTTTATTAAGTGTCGTTAATTATCTACAAACATAATATTTGTCGAATATCTTCCCCGGTGTTTACACATACACCGATTTTAATCGTGTAGAAAAGTTGCCACGAAGTCATCTATCCGGGCAAACATATCCGGGCGAGCAGGGTTATTTAATACCATTTATTCAATTTATATTGTGTATTTTTTTTTTTACATAATATAAATTATAAAATACCTTAAATTTTTCAGATCAAACAACCCTGCTCACCCTTGTAGTTGTTTGATTTAATACCATTTATTCAACTTATATTTTGTAGTTTTTACATAATATAAATTATAAAATACCTTAAATTTTTCAGTTCAAACAACCTAGCTCGCCCTTGTAAATCATGTCTGATTAAGATATTTTGCTACCGGTCAGTACAGAAGTTGAGTACACCCAACGAGTGGACTTAACTTCGGTACTTTAAGGCAGCAGACAGTG